ATCATCAGGTCAGCTTCTGCAGCTTTTCCTGTTCTTGAACCTTCCATCATAGCTTGGTTAAGTACAACTTTATTCTCTGCTTCTGCAGATAGTTGAGACATATAAAAGACAGCACAGTTATGCATCTTAGCAATCTGTCTAGCATGTATAGCATTTGCTTTTAAGGCTTCATCTGCTCTTGCAAAGCCACCTGTCCTAGCAAACTTATCTCCCATGTCTAACACAACAACATCAGGTTCTACAGCTTTGCATACTGATTCTACCCATGCCATGTCTTTACCTGTGGCATCCTTAATCAATAGGTTTTGTTTTATGGGTGCAAATAAATCTCTAGCCTTACTAGGGTTTTCTTTTATCTCCCATTTGTCCATACCTGTTGCAGATGTTAGATACCTCATGCCAACTCTGTGACTACCTTCTTCATTACAAAGTATCATGCATTTAGCACCTTGTCTTGCAAACCCATTAACTCCTGCAATAAGACTTGCATGAAAAGATGTCTTACCTGTATTGGGTCTTGCACCTACTTCAATAAGATGTCCTGCATTGATGCCACCAATCTTACGAGCAAGTGATTCTATATTAAATGTCCACCTTGCTTCAAGGTCATTCATGGATAATAATGTATCAACATCTATATCATCCCATTCGACATTGACGTTAGGTATAAGGTTCTCAGAATATGTCTCGAGAATATTTCTAATGGGTTCAAGTGTGGAAAGACTACCATTAACATAGTCAAAACCAATGTTAGCAATATCTTCACCAACAACTTGCTGAAATAATTTAGATAGTACCTCTTGTGCAACGTCATCTCCCATTGTTTGCTCTTTCTTAATCTGATTAAACAGACCTTCAAATGCATTCTTCTGTGCAGTTGTCATAGATGGGTTTCCTGATACAAACAAAGCATGTATCTCATCAGGTGTGACTGACCTTTCATACTTTTGCATAGCAATATCTAATGCTTGTTTTATCTTACGAACATCTTTACTAAACAATCTGTCAGGACACTTTGCTCCTCTGTGATTATCATAGAAGTCTTTTTCCATTAAACTACGTATAAGTGCTAATTCCATGTTGGTTCTCCTTTTGGGGTTATATTGGTTAAATTAATTATATCTTCTTCTTTACGATATTTTAAATCATCTGTCAATCGTAAAACTTTTACTGTGTTTACATGCCCTCGTAACTCTTTTGCAAACTGCATAGTTTTGGGTAAGGCATCAGGGTCTAGTGCTATAATTGCTGTTGAGAATCGTGAGAGATACCGTTTGTGAATATCAGTAAGTGTCGTACCCAACACAGCTACCCCAACGTATACTTCACCTCCAATACATAAGGCACTCAAACAATCCTCAACAACGACTGCCACATTACCACATCCAAAGGTAAAAGGCAACCCACTATTACCATATTTTTTCCACTTGGGTAATCTCTTACCTAGTGACCTTCCTATGGCATCTACTGTCTTACCGTTCTCATGAATAGGAAACACAACTCTGTTATCTTTCACATCATGTAAGAACTCAACAGTATTACTATCTATATTCCTATCATAAAACCATTTAAGAATATAGTTATCATTAGACTGTACAACATATTCAGGTAGCACAAACTCACCTTGCTCTTTCATTTGTCGTACACCTTTTATTTCATCTACAGACATTCTTGTTCTTGTAGTACCTTTAATATTACAAGATGCCTTATAGCAATTCCAAACAAGTGAACCCATGTTATTTGTAATAGTAAATGTATTATAACCACCACATGTAGGACAGTTCATTCTTCTTGTTTCTCCTACAGTTATATGTATATCTTTTATAATATCATGTATATTATATATCATTATATGTTCCTTTGTTTGGGCATTTGAGTGCTTTTACCATGAATTTTAAGTCCTGTCAACATATTTTTTTCTTTCTTTTAATGCAGAGTTTGCACTAGCATATGTATTTTTCATGTATGGCTTAACACTATTAGGATTAGCATGACCTGTGACAGACATAATCTGACCCATAGGTACACCTGCTTCAACCATCTCTGTCGTTCCTGTACGTCTAAAGTCCATTAACCATAGGTTATCAGGTAGACCTGCCTTTCGCATAATTCTCTTGGCTACCTGTGATATACGTTCTATGTTGTATGGAACATATTCCCCACTTCTATCTCTTGTGTATGGTGCTACATACTTCTGAAAGCCAAAATCTTTCTCTTGTTCCACCAACATGTCAAGTAAATCTTCTTCAATAGGTAGACAAACTATAGAACGTCTTTTAGACTGTTGCAAATTTAACACACCTTTATCAAAATCGACATTAGACCACTCTAATAAACGCATATCACCTATCCTCTGACACCATTCATATGCCATTTGTGATATTAATCCGACATTTCTATATTCAAAATCGTCATAGGCTACATCAAGAAATCTACGCATTTGTTCTTGTGTCCATACAACAGTTCTTTTGTGTGTAGATTTCATCTTAAATGTCATAAATGGATTCGTTTCAGCATATCCCATTTCTGTTCCAAAAGAATACATTTTTTTGACTACAGCACAGATGTGGTTTGCCATAGATATGCCACGATTAAGCCACAGTTCATACAACTGTCGTGCAACTGCACCATTAAAATCTTTTAGCTTTATGTCAGATACTTTTTTATTTCGATATATTGTTTCCATTGCAACTCGTAAAAAGTACTCATAATCTTTCTTAGTTTTAGTACCTAATCTATTGAAATCATTAGATTTTTTATATTCGACAGACAAGCCTAGTAGTGTAGGAAATCTCTCTATAGATATGTTCTCCTCTAAATTAGAAATATATTCGTCTATGGCATCATTAAACTCTTTTGCTCTCTGCCTTACTTCTGACAAACTTTCTCCTAAATTAATACGTTGTACAATATTTGCATCAACATACTTTTGGGGTGGGTTATATCTATAGAAGGATTTACCACTAGCCCAAGTTTGTTGCACTACATATCTTGGCAACTTTTTGGGCTTTGGCACATTGACCGTAAAATTAGTCATGCATAGGTTTCCATGCAGTTTCATCTGACTCTAACACATAATCTGCATACCATTTTGCTGTATCACTATCAGGATTTTTCTGTGGAACAAACTTTAATGAACTATGCATATGATGTAGTAACTCATCTAACATAGATACCTCTGACAATCGTATGTCATGACACTCAGAGATGTAATCTATTGTTTCTTTTAGTTTGTTATGTAATCGTAGGAACTTTATTCTCTGCTCCTCTGTAACAAGAATATCTTTCATATCTATATTAACTTTAAATTTACCGTTTGTATCTTTCATACTAACTCCTTTCTGTTGTTTTTAATGCTTGTTGTCCACAAGATATGCCATCAAACATTGACATTACATCTCGCAAATCTCCATCAATGCCCTTAAATATCTCATTGATGATAGATACTGTCCACCCATTGCCAATCGCTTTCATACGATTAGACTTGGCTACAGGCATGTATGCTATTGATTTTTCTCCATCTTTTTGGTATCTACCCATAGATGTATAATCTCTAGGTAAAGTCTGTAATGATTCCATTTCTGTAACCAATAACTTTCTCCATCTTAAATCATCTACAACTATGTTATCTTTTTGGATAGTGCTTAGACAATTCGTTTTATCATCTTGTCTAACTTCTATTTTTTCTGTGAAAGGTATTTCTAGTTGGTTGTCCTTTCGGACACCAAACTTATCTAGTCTACGATTAACAATACGACCACCTTTAGGATTGAATGTGGCAACTTTAGGTTCTCTGTTCCCACCACCCATACTGTTTAAAGTGGGACTTTTCCCACTAGGTGAATATACTCTTTTGAGTATGTCATGTCCTTTTATTTCAGCAGTTTCACCTATCTGCACCATAGTTCTTTGCTTACGTTCTATACTGTTCCACCATACTGCACCATTATATCGTGCTGTTAGGCAATGTGACTTACCATCTTTGTTAGTCATCAATGGATTGGCAATGCCATCTTCTTCTAATATGTCAGCTAAAACTATGCCCTCGTCTTTGATTTTAGATGGGTCAAATGGTATGTTTGTAATATACATTCTTACTCTATTCTGCCCACTTTTTAATGCACTATTGACAATGTGAACCTTAAAGGTATCACCTACGACATCTCGTATGGCATTAACCATGATGCTTTCATTCTCTTTGGACATCTTAACATTTTCAAGTAAGAAGTATTTAGGTTTAATTCCTTTAAGTGCATCAATGAATCTGTAGAATAACTGTCCACTCTCTGCCTTGAAACCATCTCGTTTTCCTGCTACAGAGAATGATGTGCAAGGTGAACCTGCTAGTAGTAAATCTACATCACGATACTTATCACTATAAACGTCAATACCGTTAACATCTCCTAGTTGTATGGTGTTTGGGTGTTGGTATTGTGTGATTGCTATTGCATGTTTTTCTAATTCTGATGCAAAGTAATTGTTATATTTAATCATGCTACTTCCTCTAGCCATTGGGGTTTATTTGTGTACTTATACCTTGCAAATCTTAATTTGTCAAGTATATAAAATTTACGATATGCTTTTATTGGAAAAAATTCATCTGTTTTTAGTTCGTCATGTCCACTAAAACATTGAGGGTGTTTAGTAAATACACCACTAGGTATTTCAAATCTACCTAACCACAAGGCATCATAATGTTTAAATGCTCCATGTCCTTTTTTATACCTATCCATATACTCAAATAACATTTCTCTATATAAACAAAATGCCCATTCGTAATTACTTCTAGTTTCCATTGCCCATAGGGTGCATGGGTGTTTCTGATGGACAGGCTTGTACAAGTCATGCTTTTCTGCATACTGTGGTGCATGATGCCATAAAGCAGTGCATAACATCTGTGATTCCTCTAATGGCATCTTGACTACATGTTGGTCACATAAAGATTTAGCAATCTTTTGTGGTGACTCTTCTATTATAAATCTATTCATTGTCTACTAACTCCGTTGATGTTTGTAATAATACTTCTCTAAATGCACCATCTATTGTTGGGTTCTCTTCAGGATAGTGCTTTAAATTATGTAAATACATATCTGTAACTCTCTCTATAAAATCAGATAATTTTAATTCATTTATGTCATCAATCATATTTAATATCCCATCTGTAAAATATGTGGTCATCAATTCGTGTGATATATGTTTTAGTACTAGCCCATGATGGTAGCACATAGTGAGCATGATAGTGTGTTGCACCCTCTACAAAGTCATCAAGGTTACCATAGTACACACCATGTGCTACTAACATAGCTTTATCCCATGCATGTTCATCTTTAGGTTTATCACTCTTACCATCACAATACCAACTGAATTGACATTTGTTGCGAATAGGTATAGACGGATTCCATTTATATGTCAAGCCTTGTTTTAC